AGCAGTACAAGGCGGCGGGCTACAAGATCTCGGGCCACTATATGTACGCCTCGCCCGCGACCGCCGCCAAACGCGCGCTGCAGCGTTTTGTCGGTGGCAACGAAGAAACCGGCGGCAAGGGCCGCTATGTCAGGCCGCAATACTCGATGGGCTCGCTGGACAACGAGCACAATTTCGATAACAACCGCGACAAGATGGACTACTGGGAAGTATACGACAACATGGGCAAGAGCCCGAAGCTGCACAGCAAGAAGGGCGACTGACGGCCTACTTCTTTTTCTTGCCGAAGCCAGAGTTGGGTCCGTACAGATTGTCGTAGACGGAGCCCGGCGAGGTGTCGATTTCGGAATCGTCGCGGGAGCGCAGATCGTTGCCCCAGTTTTCAGCCGGGATTGGACCATGCGCCGTCTGATAGGGCTCGTCGGCCTTGGGTGTTTTCGGATCTGGTTTTTTCGGGTCTGCCATGGGCCTACTCCAGCGGATTGTACAGTTTGTACTTGGCCGAGAGCGTCCAGATCCGGCGGGTATTGTTTTCGAGCAGGCGCTCATCACCTTCACTCGCCGTGATCGGGGTCTCCAGCTCAAGCCGATTGTCTAGCATGAGATTGAGCACCATGGCGACGGCTTCCGGAATCCGGGCCTGACCCAGCGCCCAGCGCCGGGCGGTGCGATCACCGACCCGAAATAGTTTGCCAGCGGCAACTTGAGACATCTCAAGATCCGCCAGCGCCTTGCGGTACTGTTTTGCGTTCATGATTCCAACATATAGGCCGTTCTGTCCAAAAATACAAGAATCCCCCGGCAAGAATTGCCCGCCGGGGGTCGTTTTCTTAATAGCAGTTGGTGGTGCAAGTCCGGCCGTTGCCGTAACCACTGCACGACGTTGTGCAAGTGGTGCCAGCCTTGGCCGGAATGGCAGTCGCGAGAATCGCCAGCGCAGCGAGCGCCGCAAATATCTTGGTCATTGAATTCACCTCCTTTCTTCGGCATGGATCGCCGGTCATGCCCGCTTCGAAGCCGGGCATGGGCTGCAATCTGAAAAACGTGGGAGTTGGTTACGCGGCCTTGCGGGCGACCGCTTCCGCGACCGCCTCCTCGATCAGCGCGCGGTAGCGGTTGCGGCCTTCCTCGACCGACATCCAGCGCCAGTCATCGCTGTTGCCGTTGCGCTTGATCCGCTCGACCGCGAATGACAGCTTCAGCGCCTTGGCCAGCGCCATGTACTTGTCGCCGGGCTCGCGGGCTTCGTCCTTCTCGATCCGCGCATTGACCTTGCGGATTGCCTTGGTCATCGACTTCAGCTTGCGCTCGCTGATGGAATGCACTTCGCGGAATTCGATGTCGGCACCGATGAAATCCGGATCGCGGAATTCGCCATCGCTGACAAAGCCGTACATGCCGAGACCATCGACCACGAGGCCGAGCATGTGTTTCGGGGTGCCGTAGCCGAGATAATTGTCGCCGTCGCTGGGACAGCCAATCGGATATTCGTGCTCATTGTCGCGGCGTGCGACGCGCACCTCGATATATTCAGTGCCGTAGCGGTTGACCCGCTCGATCAGCAAGCCGTATTGGTCATCAGGTTTGGTCACGATTTCTCCTTTGGGTGTCAGTGCGTCGGCTGGTCGCGAACCACCGAGTCGATGGCTGTGATGGTTGGCGATCTGTTGTCGAGACCTTTGATGTCGATAATGCATTGCTCCGTTCCGTCAGGGCAGACTGCGAGAATGCGGCGACCGAGTTTGGATGCGGTCTTGAACCGACATCCGGCAGGCGCGTAATCGTCCAAGTCACTTATGACGGTGGTCCATTCATTTCCGATTTTCACCGCGCCAGTGCATCGGTTGCTGCCAGCGTGGACTGCGGATGAAAGCGATGTTGCTACCAGCGCCGCGCCGACCAAGAGGGTGGATAGTTTTTTCATGCGGTAGTCTCCTTCGGGGCGCGCGGGATGCGCTCCTCGATTTCGGTGTCGGTCAGATCTTTCAACAGCACGAGGCAAGTGCCTTGGCGGTAGACCATGATCGAGCGTTCGCCGTTGAGCTTGCCTTTGTAGTCGCGGTGGGTGTGCCGCCAGACCAGCTTCAGTTTCTGCTCGCGGGTCATTGCGTTTCGCTCCACGCCTTGCGGGCTTCGGGCAGACCGACGTTCAGCGCGTCGCCGCGTTCGCGGTTGGTGTCATAGGCGACCTTGGCGGCGACCCATTTGGCGAGCAGCGTCTTGCCGACTTCCGGCACCGCTTCGCCGTACTTGTCGGCCCAAGCCTTGGCTTCTGCGCCAGAGCTGTATTCACCGAGCGCGGCGAACTGCACATGACCGTTGTCATCGAGGTACATCGCGCCGCCGAACATCGCGTAGGTCGAAGCCTTCGGCTTGTTCCAGACTTCACCGGGCCGCTTCGGGTTGGTGGTTTGCGACACGAACCGAAAGCCCTTCTTGGCTTTATATTCGAGCCAGTAGCGGATCTTGCAGCGCAAGCGGAAACCGTAGGGGTAGTCCTCGACCAGATAGGCGGTCTCGGGGGAAGTGTGGCCAGACAGTAATTGCAAAATCATCTCCTTTGTTTGCATCCACTATATAGGCCAGATCGGCCTATATGTCAAGTGGTCAGAACGGAATATCGTCATCCATTTCGGCCGCGCCGCCGGACTTGTAGTCGTCCACGCGGGACGGGCTGTCAAAACCGGGCGCTTCCGAGCCTTCAAAGAACTCGCCTTCCATACGGGCTTCTGCCGCGTAGTCATCCTCGACCGGCGGCTTGGGTTCGTCGCCGAACAGGTCCGCCAGCGGCACGCCTTCGACTTCGATCTTGCCGATGCCGTCGAACGAGACCGCGTACCAGCGGCCCATATCCGGATTCTTGCCGACCCGATCCTGTGCGTACTTTCGCGCGCCCTTCAGGGTCTTGAACGACTTCGTCTTGCGGTAGCCGTCGATGGACGAATAGAAAACCTTGATCATTTAGCCGAACTCCGTCGTTGAGTGGGTGACGGTCACGCCGTCCTTTTCGCAAAGCACCACCGTAACCATGTGGGCCTTTTTCTTCGGGGCTTTGAACTTCTCGACCGCCAGCTTCCAAGCCTCGTAGCTGGTCGTGGCGTAGATCTCGATGGACTTGCCGCCGTAGAATGCTTTGTAACCGTTCATGCTCATTTCAATACTTTCGTAAAATCAGGGGGAGATCCGTCGAACGTGGCGATCCGGAAACCGTGCCATCCGTCGAGCTTCGCTCGTTCGATCACCGCTTCGGCCGCTTCGCGCGTAGAGCGCGTGGCCAGCAGGCTTTCGGTCCAGCGCTCCGTCTCACCTTTCGGGAGGCCGTAGAGCAGATATTCCTTGATCGGCTTCATCAGTGCAGAACCTTCTTCGGGGCGGCGTGGTGCGGGTTCTTGACCAGCGCGCCTTCGTGGAACAACCATTCGATTTCCGGCGCTTCGGCACCGGCTTCAACGGCGAACTCAGCGAGCAACCCAACCGGGGCGGCAATGTAGGCGGGTTCACCGTAGCTTTCGTAAAACAGCGGCACTTGCTTTCCTTTCTCTCTCTTTCCCTCACCCTCCATATAGGCCGTTCTGGCCTATATGTCAAGTGGCCGTATGAGATTATTTGGCGAGCAGGGCGTCGATCCGGTCCAGTTCCGCGATGTTTACTTCCGGGTTCCGGAACTCGGCGGGGGCGGCCTTGTAGGCCAGCCATCCGGCTTCGTTCAGATTGATGTTGGCATCCTTGCCTTCATCCGACACGCTGACCGCACCCTTCTTGCTCAGCGAGGCGATCACGCCAGCGAAGCTCTTCTTGCTGGCGAACGGGTTGGCACTCCAGCTCCAGACGCAGCGGTTGATCGCGCCTTCACCGTATTCCGAGGAGACGATCCCCTCGATGGCGCGGCACTCGTTTTTGGTCAACTTCATGGCTTATGCTTCCTCCGGGTAGGCCGCGCCTTCAAAGAAGGCGGCGACGAGATAGTCGAGAATTTTATTGATCAGCTTGAACACGAAACCACTCCGCTCTCCGGGCCGGGACCATCCCGCTCCCTTCACCTTCTATATAGGTCAAAACGGCCTATACGTCAAGTGGTCGTATATCACGGTTTGGTGATCAGGGAACCAAGGCGGGAACTCAGTTCCGCGACAAGTTCCGGATGCCCGTGGCTCAGAACCTCAAGTTCCAGCCTCATTTCGGGAAGGTAGATCTTGGCGAATTCCGGGTTCAGTTCCGCGACGTTCCGGGAGTTGTCCAGCTCATCGCTCAGCTTGATCGACGCGCCGTAGTACGACGACTTCGCCAGATGGGTTCTGAAGGCCGCCTTACGGCCCGCCCTGTTGGCCTTGACGATGGGCTTGGTCACTTCCGCGACCAGCGCGGCAACCGCCTCACCGAACTCGGCAGCGATCTCAGCGCCGGTTGTGGGCGTATCCTCGACCACGTCATGCAGATAGGCGGCGGCGATCACTTCGGCCGGGAAGCCCAGTGCAGCCAGTCGCGTGGCGACGCGCTCCGGATGCTCGATGTAGGGCTCGCCGGACCATTTACGGAAGACCCCGGCGTGCGCCTTGGTGGCGAACTCGCGGGCCTTCCTGACGAGGGGTTCCATAACCCAGTACCTCCTTTCAAACTATATATAGGTCATTTCGGCCTATATGTCAAGTGGGCAGTTTCTTGGGCCAGATCTCGCGGGCGGTCTCGGCCCAGTCTTTGGCCTTCTCCAGTGTCTCGGCGAATCCGTATTGCTTGGCGTGGCACCAGAGGTAACCCTGCGGCGTTGGCTTGAGGCGAACCGCGCAGAACGGTTTGCCGGGGATCACTTCATAGCCGTTGCGATACGGCACCCAGTTGTGCGTCATGCGGTCCGTTGCCATTGTCATGCCTCCACCGTCGCGCCTTCCAGCAATCGCGCGCTGACTTGGCAGAGCATGCCGTTCTCGGCGCGGAATACCGTTGAAATACCCTTGCGGCCTTGCAGGCGGGCGCGTTCGACCGTGAAGCGCTGGCACTCGATGCCGCCCCAGTTCGATGGCTTGGCCAGCTTCACCTTGTTGCCGGGCTTCAGCTTCCGCTTCAGCGCCTTGTTGGCGGCGGCCTTCGCAGAGCCTTCGCGATACTCACGAGCCGACTTCAGGCTGGAGTACGAGTTGTAGGGGCCAATCGGATCTTGCAGTTCCGAACACTGCGCGATGATTGACATCGGCGCGGGGCAGCCATACGGCCCCATCGTTTCGGTCATGTCCTTGTAGCCGAAATTGTATTCGTCCTTCGGCCGGTTGTTGATGGCGATCACCGCCAGCACGCGGATGAAGCCATCGGCGTCGGGGACATAGACGTCGCTGTCCGGCTCGTGAACCTTGAGCACCAAGAACACCGCTTCGCGGGTCGCACTTTCTGCGACGACGCGCTCAGCGCACCATTCCCGGCCCATCGAGCCCTTGATGGCCTCGACCGCCTTGACGCCCTTCGGCTTGTGAAAATAAGTCCAACCCACGTTCGATTTTCTCCTGTTAGATGTTGCTGGGGACGATGCCGGGGAAACCGGCAACCACCGCCTTCAGATCCGCGTCGGACAATCCGGCCGCGACCGCCTCTTTCAGCGCCTTGTACAGCTTCGGGATTGACATCATCGGGATGATGAACCCGGTGATCGCGCGCTGAATTCGCGCATCGATGGCCGCCTGAACCGCTTTCTTGCTCAACTTTTTAGCCACTTGATTCTCCGTTTGGGTGGGGCTGTTTCGCTGGAGCCCCTCACGCGCCCGACTAGCTCCGCTGCCGGGACCGGGCGAGGGCGCGACCCTCGCTTCTTTCGTTTAGTCCATCCGGCTGGAGGCGTAGATCGACAGGCCTTGGCCAGCCAGTTCCTCGTTCAGCACCTTGGCCATCGCGTTGGCGCACGCTTCCTTTCGTTCCATCGACTGGCCGAAATCCGAAACCGAGATCTCGACGCCGCCGTAGTAACTCTTCCGCGCCAGCTTGTTTTTCGACAGCCACTTCGCGAACGACGAGTTGCCGGGCGAAACCTTGACCCACGCGAAACCGCAGACGCCGTCCGGGACGTACCACATCGCTTTCGGCACGCTGTTATCGTTCAGCGGATTGGACAGCTCGCTGACCATCATGGCCTGCGGCTTGGCCGCTTCACCGGCCGCACGACCGGCCGCCGAGGCCTTGGCCATCGCCGCTTCAAACGCGGCATACTTGGCCTTCCGGGCCACCTTTTCCGCCGCGATCTTTTCGCGGAGCGAACCGTATTCAGAGACTTGCACTTGGAACTCCTTTCCAACGAGGGGAACACCGCGTTCCCGACAACTCTTATATAGGCCAGAACGTCCTATATGTCCAGTGGGCATAGATCACGAAATGTTTCAATGGGCGGTAACATAGGACGCAACAAAGAAGGCGACGCAGGCCACGATCACAAGGCCGCAGACGATGGTCATGCCTCCTCACACTTCCACGCGGCGCAGGGATAGCGGTTGCCGCCGAGGCTGGAGCCGCAGACCTCGCAGGGCCGCCACGAGAAATACTCCTCGCTGTTTCCGTCGCCCGCGACCACGACGTTGTAGCCGTCCCATTTGCGTTCGACCGCTTCAGGCGACCAGCCGTCCGGGTTGTCTTCCGGCACCTCGCCGTTCGCGAGGTACATCACGCAATCGGTGCAGCCTTCCAGCTCGATAATCTCGGGCATCAATAGTCCTCGGGTTCGATGGGCTCGTCGGCCCAGTAATTGGGGTCGCTCAGAACGTCCGGGCGATAGCCCTTCATTTTCTTGGCGTCACACTTGGTACAGGTCCGGCACAGCGGAATGCCGCGCGCATCGACCCGCCAGTAGCTGTCGAGGCCAGAGCCGCAGGGGCAGGGGCGAGCTTGGTATCGGCTCATCACAGTTTCCTTTCCATTTCCTTCGACCCTGATATAGGCCGTTCTGACCTATATGTCAAGGGGTCATATGCCGTTGAAATGACAGGAGTTTTCAACCATGGCCAAACCGCTGAAAAAAGACAATGGCGACGGCGACATCGACATCGAGCCAAACGATGACGAAAGCTATGACGATTTCATCGAACGCTGTCTCGACGCCACCGATGGCGACGACTTCACCTGTCAGCTCGCATGGGACAACAGCGACAAGGCTGCGAAAAACGTCGTTCACAAGACGCACGTCTCGCCGGGCCATGGTCTGGAATTCATCCTGTCGGACGCGACGCCGGACCGCATGGGCGACGTGATCGAGGCCGACGGCTGGGATCTTTCCGACTTCAAGAGCAACCCGGTCGCGCTGTTCAATCACAATCCCAATTTCCCGATTGGCAAATGGGCCAATCTTCGGATCGTCAACGGCAAGCTGCGCGGCCATCTGCAGCTCGCGCCGGAAGGCACCTCCGACCGGATCGATGAGATCCGGCGGCTGGTCGATGCCGACATCCTGCGCGCCGTGTCAGTCGGCTTCCTGCCGATGAAGTCCGAGCCGCTCACCAAAAACAGCAGCGGCGGCGGCGGCTTGCGTTTTCTCCAGTCCAAACTGGTCGAGTCATCGCTGGTCGCGATCCCGGCCAACCCCAATGCACTCGCGGTCGCCAGATCGCTCAACATTTCCGCGTCCACTGCCGCAATGGTCTTTGCCGGGCAAGGCAACAAGAAAGACCAGAGCGCGGTGAAGCGCGGCTTCAACGGCGGGCAAGCCGAAAATCCTCCTGTACGAAAGAACAGGATCATGCCTTCTCCACTCACAAAACGAATTGAAGAGACCCAGCAGCGGCTCGTGCGCCTCCGCGACGAACTGACTGCGCATCTGGAAGCGGTCGATGACGAAAACGTCACCGATGTCGATCTCACCACCACCAAGGAGTTCAATCAGAAGATCTCCGATCAGGAAGCCTTGCTGATCGAACTGCAGGCTTCCGAAGGCAGGCTGGCGAAGACCAGCGGCGACGGCAATGGCGGTCCCGCGACCCACACCGTCATCAACAAGGACGGCGGGCGTCGGCCGTTTGCGCTCAAGCCGAAAACAATGGAGCCGCTTGAGTTCCTCGTCCGCGCCGGAACGGTCCGCGCGCTGGCCCGCTCGATGGGCATTTCCATCGATGAGGCCCGCGTCAAGGCCTATGGCGAGGACGAAGCCACCAAGGTGATCTGTGACCTGACACTGAAGAACGCGGTCTCCCCGGCGATCACCACGGTCGCAGGCTGGGCCGCCGAACTGGTGCAGCAGATCGTCACCGATCTGATGCCGACCTTGCTGCCGTCTTCGGTATTTCCGTCGCTGTCGGCGATGGGGCTGAAGCTCTCCTTCGGCCGCAATGGGAGGATCATCATCCCGACCCGCAACGTGACGCCCACGGTTGCCGGATCGTTCGTTGGTGAAGGCCAGCCGATCCCGGTCCGCATGGCAGGGTTCTCCAGCCAGACGCTTGTTCCGAAGAAAATGGCGGTGATCTCGACTTGGACGCGGGAGATGGACGAGCATTCCATTCCCGCGATTGAAGGTCTGCTTCGCGATGCGATCCAGCAGGACACCGCGATCTCCATCGACACGGTGCTGCTCGACATCAATCCGGCGACGGCTATTCGTCCCGCCGGTCTGCGCAACGGCGTCGTGGGTCTGACGCCTACGGCTGGTGGTGGCTTCAACGCTCTCGTCGGCGATCTCAAGGCACTGACGGGTGCGATCCTGACCGCGACGAATGGCAACATTCGAAACATGGTCTGGATCATGAACCCGCAGCAAGCGCTGTCGATTGCGTTCATCCAGCCTCCGGTGCCGGGTGGACTGTTCCCGTTCGCGGCGGAAATCAACGCCGGTCGTCTGAACGGTCGTCCGGTGATCCAGTCAGGCACGGTGCCGGTTGGCGTCGTGATCTGTGTGGATGCGGCGGATTACGTCTCGGTCTCGGGCGACGCGCCGCGATTCGAGATCAGCGATCAGGCTACGCTGCACATGGAAGACACCAACCCGCTGCAGCTCGCTGCGGCTGGTACGCCTGCGGTTGTCGCTGCTCCCGCGCAGAGCATGTTCCAGACCGACAGTCTGGCGCTGCGACTGATCCTCCCGCTCAACTGGACGATGCGAAGGGCGGGAGTCGTCGCCTGGGTTGCGGGCGTAACTTGGTAAACCTGTGCGTGTGGGTCATATAGCATAGCCATGGCTCGCACGCACGGATTATCCAAAACCAAAACCTACATCAGGGGTTCATCCTGAACTTCCCTCAACCATAGGAGTGATCGAAATGGCAGATGCGGATGCACAGGCCAAGGAGACGGTTGCCAAGAGCAACGAAGTGAAAGCGAAACAGGTCGAGCAGGCTTATCACCCGAGCACGCCGACCCCGACGCAGGAGGAAAACGATCTCGCGGTACTCGGAGTCCATACCGACGAGCACGCCGACGACGGCAGCGGACCGTCGCCGCAATTTGAAATGGTGAATACGGCGCACGAAAAGCACACCAAGCAGTCCGAGGCGCAGAAGCCAGCGGGCGGCAGCTATCAGACGCGCGCCGCAACGCCTGCAAGAGAAACGCCGAAGCCGCAACAGAGCTAAGGCGTGGCGAACAATCTCATCGCGCGGATCTTGCGCCCTCTGCTCAAGGCGGCAGAGGGCGGAGTCCGGCAAGGTCCGTACTATCTGCCGGTGACCGGCGGCTGGATTCCGGCGGACTCGCCATGGAACTGGTGGCAGACCGGCATCACCCCGTCGATGGGCTATGAAGGCTCGGCGATTGTCGAGGCGTGTCTGTCGGCCTATTCGCAAACGGTGGCGATGTGCCCCGGCGATCATTGGCGTCTCAACGAAAAGGATGGCCGAGACCGCGTCACCACGTCGGCGCTGTCGCGTGTTCTGCGCAAGCCGAATTCTTACCAGTCGCCCAGCGACTTCATGCTGAATCTGACCCGCTCGCTCTACGCGGACGGCAATGCCTATGCGCTGGCGCTGCGCAACGAGCGCTACGAGATCGATGAACTGCATCTGATGGACCCGCGCCAGAGCAATCCGCAAGTCGCGGAGACCGGCGACGTGTTCTACTATCTCGGCGGCAACAGCGTCATCGACCGACAGGTGCATGAGCAATTGATCGTGCCGCAGCGCGACGTGCTGCACGTCCGGCTGCACACGACGCGCCGTCGCTATCCGTTCCCGCTGGTGGGCGACACGCCACTCGGCGCGGCGCTGCAGGACATCATGCTGTCGAGCGCGATGACGGCGCAGCAGATTCAATTCTACATGAATCAAGCGCGGCCGAGCGCGGTGCTGACCACCGATCTGATCCTCGACAAGGATCAGGTGCAATTCGTTCGCGACCGCTGGGACGAACAGTCGAAGGGTATCAAGGCGGGTGGCACGCCGATCCTGACCGGCGGGCTCAAGCCGATGATGCTGGGCGCTTCCAGCAAGGACATGAATCTGGCCGAGATGCTGAAGCTGCCGGACCAGCATATCGCGCTGGCGTTCCGGATTCCGTTGCAGATTCTCGGCATCGCAGGCGGCACGCCATTCGGATCGACCGAACTGCTGATGCAGTCGTGGATCGCGTCCGGTCTCGGCTTTGCGCTCAATCACATCGAGGACGCTTTCGGTCTCTTGTTCAACCTCAAGGGCCAGCCTGAAGAATATGTCGAGTTCGATACCAAGGCGTTGCTGCGGTCGGCGTTCAAGGAGCGGATCGCGGCGCTGGCGCAGGCGGTGCAGGGCGGCATCTTGGCTCCGAACGAGGCGCGGGCCGAAGAGAGCTATGCGGCGGTGAAATTCGGTGATGAGCCTCGCGTCCAGCAACAGGTCGTGCCGCTGAGCGCGGCCGGGGCGATTCCTGCGGCTCCGGGGTCTCCGGGCGCACCGACGCAACCGGGAGCCCCACGACCACCGGGCGTGGCTGCGCTCCCGGCACCGAAGCCGCCGTCAGAGAACCCCACTTCGGCAAAGGACTATCAAGATGTCGTTGCCAGCGAACTCCGATCAATTCTCGCACGCGCCGACCATTATGACCGAAGCAACGCTTGACGCGCTGCGCGACGCGCTAGGTCAGATCGTCTCATCGCACCGCAGGCAGTGGTCGCGAGAGATGGAGCTGATGGCGGCGCAGGGGCGCACCACGATAGCGGAGCTGCGCGCCCAGATCGTTGAAATGAAGTCGATGCTGGACCAGCTCGTCAGCGAGAAGCTGGCCAGCGTGCGTGACGGTACGCCGGGCGACAAGGGCGACCAAGGCGAAAGCGGTGAGCAGGGCCTGCAGGGAATCCCCGGCGAGAAGGGCGAGCAGGGAGATCCCGGAACGCCCGGCAAGGATGGCGACCGTGGCGAGCCCGGCCCGGCCGGTGAGGTTGGCCACATCGGCGATCCCGGAACCCCCGGCAAGCCCGGTGAGCCCGGCAAGCCCGGTGAGCCCGGCAAGCCCGGTGAGCGGGGGTCTGCAGGCGAACGCGGCGAGAAGGGCGAGCCCGGACTAAGCATCAAGGGCGAGCCCGGCGAACAAGGTCTGCCCGGCAAGAATGGCGAGCCCGGCCCCACGGGCCTCAAGGGCGACCGTGGTGAGCGCGGCGAGCGCGGCTTACAAGGCATCCCCGGCGTCGTCGGCAAGGCTGGCGACCGTGGTGAGCGCGGTGAGCCCGGCCTGCGCGGCGAGAAGGGCGAACAGGG